TTGGTGATTCAATATTACCTTTAGACCAAACAAACCATGCTAGAGCTAACATACCACCGCTATATGCCTCACCATTCTTCATTAATGCCTGTCTTTGACTAAATACCCATACTTTTTCTGGTGGGTATCTCTTAAAGAAATCTCGCCTTGCTACACCTTCCAGAAAGCTAAGTTTGAGAAGTAAAGCCACCTTATGCCTAGCTAGTTCTAATGCCTTGTCAGCGAACTCTAATGCGTTCTTAAATGGTGGGTTTGTAATAATGTTATCGTGCTTTTTGGTTTCCATAAGAAAATCAATGCGTGGTGTGCCATATCCTCTATCTACTAAGTCACTAGAAAACACATTATAGCCGTGATTTATTAGAACTTTTGATATATGCCCTTGACCACAACACGGCTCATAAATGTCACCTTTAAAATTTATAACTCTCATAAGGCTTTCGGTTGACTCTTCTGGCGTTGCATAGAAGTCATTTTTTTCTCTGCTATTACCATACCCTACTATTTTCTGCGCTTTACTCATGGCAAATCGTAATAATAGTTGATGACACTTCTACAATTCTTTTTAGTAGAAATAGGGTCACGGACTTGGTTGATGGCTGTGGCTAAAGCGACACATTCCGCATGGTTATCAAAAACAAGGCGGTGAACTTCAACACTAGCCTTTTCTATATCTGTTATGGTTATGAGATACATTGTGTATGTAATAATCACTAGCATTTATTTAATCGCTTTTATTTTCTGTTGTAATTTATCAAAATACTTTTTTTTATCCTTCTCTGATAAATCCACTATATCGACTTCAATGTGTGTTTGTATGGTTTCCACAGCTTCACAAATACACCACTCCAGAACATCACAAACACCGCTGTTAAAATCATCACATAATGATAAAGGTCTATCTTTATTCATAACCACCCCCTTAAATCTAAATAAGTTTCAGCATCATCTTTAGAGAACTCACCATCTTTTATAGCTCTCTGAACTTCATCAATATGGTGTAACGCTTGTTGAGAAACATAATTTCTAGACCTCTTTTCTTCTACAACCTTTTTATAGTCTTTGAGTCTAACAGGGTACATATCAACCTTTTCTGTACTTAGTGCTTTAGGCTTTTCGTCTTCATACTTCTTAGCTGAGAGCCAGAAAGCAGGTTGTTTAGCAAACTGTTTATCCTCTACAGACTTGTAGTATTTGTTGTACATTTCCGCTAACTCCTCTGGTTTCTCTATCCATTCGTCTTCTACTTTCATAAAGTTCTTCTCAGCTATTCCCTTAGATACCTTATTCGTTACCTTTTCCCAAAATTTTAAAAAATGGGGAGCATAACTTACTTTGGTTTGTCTAGGGGTAGTGGTAGGGGTTAGGGGTAGGGGGGTTTTATCTAGGTTAGGGTTAGGTTCATCGCTAGGTTTTTTTGGTCTACCACCTAGCTTGCCATTTTCCTTCGATGCTTCCATACGTCTTGAAATATAAAGATATTCTTGTAGTTGTCTTTCATTTTGGTAATGGTCATTAACAAGCACAAAGAACTCTTTTATAACATTATCACAGCTTTTTTTCTCATTATCGGTGAAACAATTAGCTATTCTGTACTGTGTATTTGCATCATTTGGTATCCCTGCACACCTTTTATTCCAGTTGTAACATAGCAACCGAATATAAATGCCGACTTCCTCATTAGTATTCGCAATAGTTCCAGAAATAAAATCATCTGTGAATAGATACCATGCTTTCATCTTCTGGGTTGGTTTTGAATTTTCGTGAATAATCATTTTAGAACTCCAATCTTAGTTTATTGTAACCCCTCTAAGTCCAAACCTAAAGGGGTTTTTTGGTTTAATACCCCCACACTTCTTTTCTTGCGTTGAAAACCGTCTGTTCTTTCCATATCCAGTTATCAGGATTAGGAACTAGAGAGTTTTTAACGTCATCTTGGGTATCAACAGTTTTTAGGTAATTACCCATAACTTTAAGAATATGCTTACATATCCGCATAGGCTCACCATAATCATCTAAAGACATAGCAATAAATTCTGCATCTTTGGTTTTCGTAGGGTTCTTCAGATACCATAGATGTTGCGTAGCATTAGTTGCTTTCTGATAGATAGACTGTTGCATAGCGTGTGAAATACTCACTCTCTGGGGTAGACTTTTAGACGTTTTCAAATCAATATAAAAATCTTCTTTGGTCTTCTTATCCTCAAAATGAAAATCGGTATACCCAACGAAAGGGATAGTATCTATTTCTAGTTCTACCTTTTTTTGATAGGTCAATAGATTCCATGAGTAAGCGTATTTTTGAAACTCCTTAGTTCCTAGCTGTAATAATGGCACTAAGTTATTCCGTTCATCCTCAATCTTTGGGTCATTTATCCTAGAGCAATTAGTATCATACTCAGCTAACATCTTCTCTGTAGCTTCTTCTAAAGGTATTCCATTTAGAAACATATTAATGCCAGACTCAACAGACTGACCCCTTATACCAGACGCTGATGTAGGGAAATCATAGCCAAATATTCTTTTTAACGCCCATCGTTCCCTATAAAAAGCGAACTCATTAAGGTGACTAAAGGATAAAGGCAATAAATCAAACTTTTCAAAATGCTCTCTCATATTTTATCAACCCACTCTTGAAGATGCTTTTTGTTCTTCTTTATTTGAGCGTATAAAAGGACACAATCTTTATACACATTGCTTTCTTGACCGAAATTCTCTGTATATTCCATGAGAGATGTTAAAAGCCTATCCATAACCCTTATTTGACTCATGTGCTTGGCTATGGCGTGGTCTTTTCTTTCGTCAATAGCTTTATCCATTTCCCACTCTAGGAAACTTTTTGAGTTATCATAATCATTCATTGGTTTGACCCTTCACAAGTTCATATTCTGCAAAGGTTTTGCCATCGACTGTTTTGTTGTGAGTGATTATGTTGAAACCCTCTTGCCTTAAATCAAATATTATCGCACTCAATCTAAAAGAGCCGAATTGATACAAGGCTTCTAATGGGGTTATTTTGTTACCTATTTGTAGGTACTCTAGGATGTTTTCCTTTTGTGATTTTGGCATTTCAAACTCCTTTCTATAAGTTGTGTTTAGCCATTTGAAACTCATGAATAACCTTTGTTCTAAGGTCTTCACGAAACGTCTTAAAGGACTCAAACCTTATCTTGGCTCGATTCCTCTTCTTTAAGGTTTCACTATATCTATTAGTAAAATCCCTAAACTTGTCATGGGTAAAAATTAACCCATCTAATTCCTTCATATTCTTATACATTTTTTGGCGTGAAAATTGAAGCGTTAGTTCAGCAATTATCATCTTTTCTTCTTTTTTCATTAGCTCTACGGCTGTATCTAAATCAGCGAATATCATCCCTAATTCTTCTTGCTGATGGGATATTTTATGAGGGTCAAACTGTAGTGAGTATATATCCATCATTCGTCCTTTATGCACTCTGAGTAGGTTATCATGTACCCCATTTTGTCTTTGTAGCTATCGTGGTGCTTGGGGTTTGTCGTTAGCCTTACTGTCTTTTGCCAGTCATTACACAATGCGACTTGATGGGGTTTTACTTCTATTCCAAGAATAACCGACCATCCTTGAGCTATTTGTTCATGGTTTTTTTGAATATCACCATAATCTGTTCCCCTGTTTTTTATAATTTTGAGAACTTCTTCACATATATTTCTACCAATCATTCAGCTATCCTTTTTCCATTCTATTCGTTCTAATAAATCTTTTTTCCATTGCTCGTTAAGTTCCTTGTCTGAATGTCCTAAAGTGTGGCACTTGCGACATAGGGCGTATAGATTATCAATTCTGTTAAGCCTGTTATTTTTGACTCCACCCATGCCCTTTGGTATTAAATGATGAATATCAACCGCCACTTCCTTATTGCAATTCCAACATAAGGGGATATCGGTTTCATGATACCCCCAAAAGTCACCAAAGAGCTTTTTATAATTCTTTGAGGTTTTCATTAAATGCCCTAACCGCATTTTTAGTAAGTTGCTCAATATCGTCTATAGAAAAATGTCCTGATTGCATTGATCTACCGACAATTCCTGTGACGAAAATGAAAAGAGATTGCGTATCCCCTTTATTAAAGCCATTAGAGGGCGGTTTAGGCGTAAAGGTATTATTTGCCTGTGGAACTGGCTGTGGCGGTGGTGTGGTCGTGTACTGGGGTTGTGGTGCATATTGCGGTTCAGACTGTTGATACGATGCCTGTTGTTCATTAGGATTTACCGCTACTTCAAGGTCTTTGATATTGGTGTACTGATTACCATTTGCTGAAGTCTTAGTGTTGATAACTGTATAGTTTATCGCATCCCCTTTTTGTGGCATGGGGTTCATAGAAACACCCCTGTAATACAGCCTAGTTCCATCTATCAAATCTATAGAGTAATTAGGAACTCCATCTTTTGTATTATCGAATATTTTATCTATTATCATTTATTTAATCCTTATTATTTATTGATTACATTATAGCCACGACCCTCTAAACACCTATTAACAAAATCCTTTCTGGTATTTGCTTTAGGTGAGAGCCATAACACCCTCCAACGAATCGAGTTATACGCCACTTTGCTCTTATCCCAAACGTAACTGGTCTGGTCTTGTACTAAGCTCTTACAGGTATAATAATCGTCATGGTATCGGTTCATATCGCCTTTGATATTTGCCGATGATTTCCCTCGACTGTCAACTATTGGCATGGTTGAACACCCACCAATAAAAACTGCTGACAATAAAGTGAAAATTAGTTTTGATTTCTTCATGTGAACTCCAATTCATTTTAAAACCTATATTAGTTTTTTGGTTATGTCTATGTGAAATGTTTCAGAAATAAATAACCAAAATAAAAAATCATAAACAAAAACGCACAATCAAAAACAATTTCTAGTAATTTATTCATCTTTTATTTGCTCCAAACTTTTCTATTTTATCCTTCATTAGCTTTTGTAGTACCAACTGATTCAGATGTTTTTTGACTGAGAAGTATAGGGTCAGTTCTGCTTGCACCCCATTCTTCTCTAAATCGTCTTTACTGGCTTCCCTAGCTTTAGAAACAATCTCGCAATATTCTTTGACTAAGCCGTAATATTTAGCGACTGACATATTGAGAACCCTAGCGTTATAAAGCGTTGAGTTCCCTATTTTTGTTGGTTGTTCTATCATTGGCTTACCTTTTCAATTTTTT